ACATGTCTTTGACGACATCGGTGATTTTGAGGCCATCCTGGAACAGGAATACGGATCGACCATCGGCGGATCAAAGGGCAACAAAACCCTGCTGAGCTTTGACGGCTTGTTCAAAGTCCAGGTCGCCGTTGCCGACAAATTCGATTTTGGCCCGGAACTACAGGTCGCCAAAGGCATTCTGGACGAATGCATGAATGAATGGTCCGCCGATGCTCCGGCTGAGCTGCGCGCCATCGTCACCAACGCCTTCAACACCGACAAAGAAGGTCAGATCAACCGCGCCGAGATCTTCAAACTGCTGCGCCTGGAGATTGCGGACACCCGTTGGCAGCGCGCCATGAAAGCCATCCGCGATGCCATGCGTGTGGTGGGCACCGCCACCTATGTGCGCTGCTACCAACGCCCGACGCAGGATGCCAAGTGGCAGCACATCACCATCGATCTGGCCAAGGTCTGAAGGGGGTTTCCATGAGCGACAAAGACGAAAAGAGCGATAGCTACCGCGTCACCGCTGGCGAACTTCGCCAGTTTATCGAGCGCCTAGAGCGCCTGGACGCAGAAAAAAGAGACCTCGCCGAGCAGATGAAAGAGGTCATGGCTGAGGCAAAGGGGCGCGGATACGACACGAAAGTGGTTCGCAAACTGGTGGCCCTTCGCAAACGGGACACGGACGACATCGCCGAGGAAGACGCTGTGTTGGAAATGTACAAGGAAGCGCTCGGGATGTGAGCGCCAAGAGCCTGGGCCCATGTGCGCCCCGGAAAATCCCATCCCACCCAAGAAAGGACCCTGAAATGGCAAAGACCAAGACCGAAATGCGCCAAGCCCTGCACAGCAGCTTCAGCGCCTACGCCACCAAACAACGCCGGGCCTCTTTGGTGCTGGGAACACGATTGGCGGTATTGAAGCTGGACGCCGGTCTTTCCAAGATGGAGCCCGGCGAGTTTGAGACCATCGCGCGACAAGAAATGGAAACCACCCTGCGCCGGATGGAAGCGGACACGGTGACCTTTCATCCAGTTGTTCCCTTTTTAAGCGAGGTGTCCTGATGTCTCGTGCGTTACAACAGAAGATCCACGTTGGATGTCGCCAGCTAGGCCTGGACGCCGACGCCCGCCGTGCCCTGCAGCTTTCTGAGACTGGCAAGCATTCAATGAAGGATATGGACGACGCCGACCTGTTGAAGCTGATTAAGCGGCTTGAAAACGACGGTTTTAAAGCTTCTTCAAAGGGTAAGAAAAAGCACAAAGCCGCGTCGCGCGCCGATCTGCGATTGATCCATGTGCTGTGGCGCAAACTGGACGAGGCAGGCGGACTGCGTGACCCCAGCCGTGCCGGTTTGAACAAGTTCATTCAAGCCCGGTTTGGCAACACCTGGGGCTCGGTCCCGGCTGACGTCGACATGTTGCGCCAATGGCCCCAGATCGACGCAGTGATCCAGGCGCTGAAAAGCTGGGGCGAACGGGCTGACATTGATTTTGACTGGTCGGAGCATCGTTCATGAAAAAGCCCCGCCACCGCGTGTCTGACCACGCCGTTCTGCGCTATCTGCAGCGGGTCCAGGGCTTCGACATTGAGGCGCTGCGACGCAGGATCGGCCGCATTGTCGACCGGCATCAGGAACATGGCGCAGCCAGCGGCATAATTTCTGGCGGTTTCGTCTACAAGCTGAAGGGTGGCGTTGTGGCCACTGTCTTCCCAGCCAACCGTCGCCACCCGAAACCTGAAAACCGAGGGCGAAGGGGGGCGAAACATGGCCGCTCTTGACCTTCCCCACCCAAAGCCAACAGCGCAGGTCCAGCCCTACTTTGATGCTCTTGGGCTGGATGACACGTTGAATTTCCTTGAAGCTTTCGGCGGTACAGAAATTTACATCGCCAGCCAACCGGGCAACCGGTCCCAGGTGGTGACGGTCGTCGGCTATGCAAAGACTCGCGCTCTGGCGTCAATTTCCCACCGTCTCCAGCACCGCGTTCCACTGGCCAAAGAATGGCGCGCGAGGGTCTATTCTTCTCTGGGCTTGAATAATACTGAAATTGCCCTCAAGCTTGGTGTTACAGACGTCAGTGTGCGCGAGTATCTGCGCGCATCGAAAGAAAAGCGGTGGAAAAACTTCCATCCAGATCAGCTTCCCCTCTTCCCCAACGACTGACCCGCAAGCCCTTGCGGGTGTTTTGCTGCCCTAAAGATCGGCCATTTTGAACCCATTCAAACGGTGCTTAAAGGGGCTTGAAATGGGGTTTGAAGACGGAATTCTTGACGGTGTCAGCTTCGCGCGCGCGCGATGGACAGGTGGCAAAATCCTCCCTGAGATTGTTGTTTTGCATGATACGGCCAGCCGCTTGGCCAAGGGTAACGCCGCCGCCTATTTGCAAAACAACGATGCCAAGGTCTCGGTGCATTTTGTGATCGAGCGAGACGGCAGCCTCAAACAGCAGGTTCCAATTGACCGCCGCGCCAACCATGCTGGGCGGTCCAGCTATCATGGCCGTTCCGGATGCAACGGGTTTTCAATCGGTATCGAGCTGGTCAACCCCGGCAAGATGCAGCCGCATGGTCAGGGCATGGCCCGCACCTGGTACGGCGAGACCTTCGACATTGAAGAAAACGGCATCCAGGACGTCGAAACCGCAGAACACGGGCGTGGCTTATGGATGCCGCATACCGAAGCGCAAATCGGCGCTGTGGTGGGGCTGCTGCGCGCCCTTTTTGACGATATCCATACCCTGGAGGACATCACCACCCATTGGTATGTCTCGCCCGGTCGCAAAGTGGACACCAACCCTCTTTTTCCATTGGAACACATCCGGTCTTTGATTTTTGGCCGCGAAGATCCGGCGCTGGATCAAGCGGAAGAACGGTCCTTTGCGGTTAGCACCGAGGAACTGGTGGAGATCGAGGTGCCCGGTGGCTGCCTGAACATGCGCCGCTGGCCCAGTTTCAACCCCAATGTTCTTGCCGAAATCCCTGACCGGACCGTTGTTCCGGTTGTCCGCCAGGGCAACTTTGCGGGGCAGAGCTGGTTGTGCGTCCAGTTCGGCGGTCAGCAAGGCTGGATCGTCTCCCGCTATGCAAGCCCAATCGCCCATTCTGGCCCCGTTTCCACCGGCCCCATTTCCAAAGGAGATCCCGCGTGAAACACAAAGCAAAAATCATCGACATCCTGCGGGGCATCGCGCCCACCATTGCCACCGCCCTGGGCGGGCCGATGGCTGGGGTCGCCGTGCGTACCCTTGCAAACGAATTGATCGGCAAACCAGACGCCTCTGATGACGAGGTGCAGGCCGCTATTCTCAGTGCTACCGGCCAGGATCTGGTCAGGTTGAAGCAGATCGAAGCCGATTTTTCCGCACAAATGGCGGAGGCCGGTGTCGAATTAGAACGCATCGCCGCTGATGACCGCGCCAGTGCGCGTTTGCGCCAATCCAAGACCGGTGACATTGCGCCAACTGTTCTGGGTGGCGCCGTCATCATCGGTTTCTTCGCAGTTCTGGCCTATGTCACCATCTATGGCCTGCCGACCGAAAGCGGCCCGGTTCTGGCGCTGTTGATTGGATCGCTGGCAACCGGTTTGTCACAGGTTCTGAATTTCTACTTCGGGTCCTCGGTTGGGTCCAAAAACAAAGATGGTATCATCGCCAGCCTCAAAGGTGGTGCGATATGATCCGCGCCTTTACCCTTTCTGCCCTCCTTACCTTGGCCTTTTTCGTGGGAAATCCTGTGGCTGCGGCTCAAGTTGGAGACTGCAGTCGCAGCTGGGACGAATTGACGAGCTATTTGGCGAAAGGATATTCCGAGGCCGTAGCTTTGACGATGATCGCTGCAAATGGCAGCGCAGTGCATATCTTTGCCTCACCTGAAACCGGAACCTGGACCCTGACCGTCACTGAGCCGGGTAGTCCGCCCTGTGTGCTATCTGCCGGAACAGATTTTCAACCTGGACTGTCCTCAATCCCTTTGGGGGATGCTCTTTGATGTTGGAGTTGGACCCCACCGTTTCGCTGCCGTTCATTCTGACTGCGGGTGCCATGCTGTTCACTTGGTTTCGCACGCGGAGCTCGGATGTTGAGGATCGTTTTCGGGCCGGATCAAAGCGCATGGATGCACTGGAACTGAGAGCACAGGCAACGGAACTCGCCATGGCCAATATGCCAGACAAGGACGACATGCACAGTCTGCAACTTATGCTCTCGGAGATGGGCGGAGAAATGAAGGCGATCCGCGCCACCATGCGGTCTGTCGCCGAAAGCCAGAGCAGGCTGGAAATTATCACCACACGCCACGAAGATTATATGCGGGAAAACAAATGAGCTATTCAGACACTTTGCGCCAACACGCCCGGATTGCCATTCTCCGCTTTCTGGAAGACGCACCAAAGTACACTTCTAATGTGTCGATGCTGACCTCACAATTGCCTCTGATCGGCATATCGTTCACCCGCTCCCAGGTGGTGAGCGAACTGGCCTGGTTAAAAGAAAATGGCATGGTCGAGACTGAGGAAAGCGGTACATTCGTTATCGCCGTGGCGACCACACGCGGTGTCGAGATCGCCCAGGGCGTTGCTCGCCATCCTGAGATCCAGCGCCCCAAGCCGGGGGCGTAAACATGCCCAGACCTAAAAAGCTTGATTTGATCCCTGTCGAGTTTCGCTTGCGCTTGGCGCAGCTGCTTCAGGACCGGGGCTTTGGCGACCACATTGCCGTCACCGCAGAATTGAATTCCTGGCTTGATGAACGTGGCGAAGAAATCAACATTGGCAAGTCCGCTGTTGGGGAGTTTTCCAAGCTGCTTAAATCTCAGCGAGACGCCTTTGCAATGGCGGAAACACTGCTGTCCGATATGGATATCGAAGCTGAAAGCAACATGCACAAAGTGCTGATGCAAATGATCGCAACGGCTGCTTTTCAGATGATGCAGGCGATGTCGGAAAACGACAAAGAGTTCGACCCCAAAAGCCTGGCCAACCTGTCCCGGATGTTGAAGGACCTGATGCAATCGGCTGGTATGCGCGAAAAGCTGCGTGAGGACGAGCGGCGAAGGATTGCCCAGGAGGCCCGCGAGGCTGAGGCCGCAGAAATGGCTGAACGTCTGGACAGTGCGGTTAGCGAGGTTGGCCTGTCCCCAGAAGCGGCCAAAGGTTTGCGCAATAAGGTTCTGGGGTTGCGAAAATGACAGCCTATGATTTGCGCCTTGGCGAGACCGGCATTGTGATCCTTGGGGGGCTCGATGCAGACCAAAGCTGACCTTGCCCCCCAAAAGCCAATCCTGTCCCGTGACCGGGATTCGCTGCCCGAGGCGCTGAACCTGGGGACGGACCTGCCCGACGGATTTGATCCTCTGGCTGACGGCATCCTGATGGAGCACCAGAAGACCTGGCTGGAAGACGAAAGTGATCTGAAAATCGCTGAAAAGGGGCGCAGGACAGGCATTACCTTTGCCGAGGCCCTGGATGACAGCATCATTGCAGCCAGCAAAAAAACAGCCGGTGGCGACAATGTGTTCTATATCGGTGACACCAAAGAAAAAGGCCGCGAGTTCATCGGTTATGTTGCCCATTTCGCCAAGGTTGTGGCGGGGGAACTGGTCGACATTGAAGAATATCTGTTTGAGGACAAGCGCGAAGACGGCACCAGCAAGCATATCACGGCTTACCGGGTCAAATTCGCAAGTGGGTTTCGGGTTGAGGCGCTGTCTTCCAATCCGGCAAACATTCGCGGTCTTCAGGGCATCGTGGTCATTGACGAGGCCGCGTTTCACAAGGACGTGCGCGAGGTCATCGACGCGGTAAACGCCATGCTGATCTGGGGCGGCAAGGTGCGGATTATTTCCACCCATAACGGCGTTCTAAATCCGTTTAACGAACTGGTCCGGGAGGCCCGTGCGAAGAAAACGCCGTATAAAGTTCACCACATCCCGTTTGGCGAGGCTGTCAAAAATGGCCTTTACCGCCGAGTCTGTCTGATGCGGGAAAAGGTCTGGAGCCAGAAAGCAGAAGACGCATGGGAAGCCCAGATCCGGGGGTCTTACGGGTCGCGCACCGCAGCCATGCGCCAGGAGCTGGACGCCATTGCAGCCGAGGCCGAGGGAGCCGCGCTGACCCGTGTGCAGATTGAGGCCTGTACCAAGCAGGGTATTCCATACCATCGCTGGAAGCAGGCGGATGAATTCAAGAACAAGGATGATGTCACGCGCAAACAGGCCGCTCTTGACTGGTGCGCAAAGCACCTGAAGCCGGTTTTGGACAAGCTGAACCAAAACGCGCAGCACGTCATGGGGGAAGACTTTGCCCGCTCTGGCGATGCGACTGACATAGTGATTTTTGAAATCACCGAAACCCTGGTGCGGGAAATGAAGTTGCTTGTCGAGCTGCGCAACATCCCCTTTGATCAACAGCGCGACATCCTGTTTTACGTCTGTGACCTGCTGCCCAATTTTGTCAAAGGTGCGCTGGATAAAACCGGCAACGGGGCCTACCTGGCCGAAAAGGCAGCCCAACGCTACGGCGAGCGCATTATTGAAGTCAGCTTGAGCCGGGACTGGTATGCCCGCGAAATGCCGCCGTTTATCGAGGCATTTGTAGACAAGACGATCTTGCTTTGTGCCCATGTGGACGTGGTTCAGGACCACCAGTCCCTGCAGTTTGTAGACGGCATTATCAAGGTCCCCGCCAATTTTCGGATGAAGGGCAGCGACGGGCTGGCGCGCCATGGTGACAGTGCTGTTGCCTGCGCGCTTGGCTATTTTGCCAGTCGCCAGGACTACGTCGAGTACGCCTATCGCGGCATGACCAGCCCGCACAACGGCAGTGGCCTTGGCGGCGGTGGTGGCGGGGATCGGCAGGCTCGCAATCGTATTAAGGACAATGGCAAGACCTGGTGGCGCAGCCCACTGGGCGCAGGATTGAGAGGCGGCATCTGATGGCGACTAAGACAAGGAAACGCAAACTGAACCAAGCACGGTTGAGACAGAAAATGGCTAAAGACCGGGCCAGAGAAATCCGCCGAATGGCGATTGAAGATGAAGCCGCC